CAGGGTTGCCCTGTTCATCGTAGAAAAGCGGATGTCGCTTGAATCCGAAAACAGGCTTGCTACTCACATAGTAGTTTGCCTTTCTCAAATGATAACCGATGTTGGATTGTGTGTTCTTTTCCAGTTCGAGGGGAACAACCTTGTAATAAAATGCCGGTTGATAAACCATCACCTGACCATTGGTGCCGTCCTCGGTGTAACCTTCGTCACCATAGTAAGCATTGATGGTTCCATCAGCGGCAACATTGCACCGCTTTCTTCCACCGAACATAGGGAAGGAATCAAAGTCTGCACCTGCGTTCAGACCATAAGCACCTGCAAGGCGTTTGAAAACCTTGTTTTTGAAATCCGCTTGCAGACCGACAATGTGTTCATCATCATAACCTAAATAGGCTTTGATGTCCTCAACGCCGGTCAGAATTTCATCAGCGTTTTCCAGTCTGACATCAAGCGCATTGATGTTGTTTTCGGCTCTGTCATTTTCGTTGGTGATGTGGGAATCAAGTTGTTCCGCTGTCTGCACCGTTTCAGTCAATGCAGTATGTTTTTCCGTTGCCGTTGCCAGCACATCCGAAAGGTCTGACTTCATATTTTCCGCATCTGATGTTGCAGATTGAAGTTCAGCTTTCACCGAATTTGCAGATGACATCTGAATACCGAGATTAGAACCTGCCCTTTGTGCGTTGGAAATTTGCTGTTGCAAGTTCCATTCAGCAGTGTTCGCCTGTGAAACAACACCGTCAAGGTCTGCTTTCTTGGTTTCTGATGTTCCTATTGAAGCATCAAGGTTTGTTTTCGCCGTTTCAGCGTTGGTGGTTGCGGTTTCAGCGTTTCTTGTGACTGTCTGCAAGGCGGCATTTGCATTGTAAGCACCTGAAATGGAAGAAACCAGTGTGCTGTTTTTGCTTTCCGCATCGGCAACAACCGCTTGCAAGTCCCTTTTTGCTGTTTCAACTGATTCCAACGATGAAACAATGACTTCCTTTGCTTCCGTGACCTGTTCAACAAGACCATCAAATTCATCAACTGTGTTGTCGATGTCCTGTTTATCCTGTTTGATTTCATCTTTGATAGCCTGATAACTGTTGTTATCATCATTGACCGCTTCCAAAGCGTTTATGATGGAACCCCTGACTTCTTCACCGTACACTGCCTTTCTGATTTTTTCGGTATATTGCGAAATGTCAGCCATTTTCATCACCTTCCTGTTTGTTTATTTCTTGTTCAATTTTCTTTGAATAGTTCAATACTTCTAATGTCAACTGACCTCTGACATCGGAAAGAACGGAAGAAAGAACAAGGTCAGCCAGTTCAACAGGCAACCCCATACGGTTGATAACTGTCATAACCTCTGCCTTTGCTTCCTGAACCATCACTGATAAAGGCTTATTCATTTTCTTTCCCTTCCTGTTCGGCTTTTTCAAAATCACCGCTTGAACCTGTGGTGGTTTCTGTGTTACACACTGCATTTTTGCCCGGTTCTTTATCTTCGATTTGTTTAATTCGCATTAAATCACCTTTAACTCCAATATCCAACGATAAGTCCGTTTGAAACTCTTAAATTTGATTTAGAAACACTCCAACTAATGCCACCGCTACTGTTTTCAGATATTTCACATTTGGTTACAATGGGGATTGTGCCTGTATATCCTTTGTAATTTGTACCACTGTAATTTACATTAACGCCTGACAAATAAACATCATGCAATGTGTAATTATGACCGTAAAAATCACAACCAAGGTGCATACCATATTCAGAATAAATGGAATTTGCCCTTGAAAAACACATCATGGTGGTATAGGTTGAAGCACTTGCAGATGCTTTTTGCAAAAAGCCCATATATTTTCCCTGATAGTCCAAATCAAAGACAAGCCCCTTGTGCGTGTTGTTGTCAGCCCATTGGTTGGTTCCAATGTTGCCAACGTGATAACCGTCACGATAGAATTGATGACCTGCATCATCCATTACGCACCGCAGTTTTTGACTTGATTCAACTGCGGAATCATAAATCTTGATTGCTGCATCTTTGAATTGGATATACTTGCTAATGTTGTTCCAAGCAAATTGAATATCAGTTGCCGATGCTCTGATTTTAGTTGACCATTCGGAAGTATTGAACTTTTTATTGACCTCTGCTTCAATCGCATCAGTGGTCACCTTGATTTGTGCCGATGTGGAATAGTTTTGCAACTGTTCATCAGTGTAGGCAACCGCATCCTGTTGTGCAGAAAGAAGAACAGAATCAGCGGTATTTGTGATGATGGTCTGTGTTTCAACCGCCGTCCAGTATGATTTCAAACTGTTATCTGTATAACCGTTTGATGCGCTTTCTGCTTCGGCTTGCGCATCGGTGATTTTCTTTTCAACCGATGACCTGTAATTTACATCCAGTTTATCAGCCGAAACAGAACCACCAACAATTCTTTCACCAACAATCTGACCATCCATTGTAATTGCTGTTGTGTACTGCCCATTATAGCCGGTGTTTGAATAACCCAAGCCATTCAAATTCCACCGCCAAACCTTTTGCGCTGTTTCCACATCGTCAGTGTCCATTATCAACTGTTCTTCCGCTGTTGTGACCACATGACCGTGTGTTGCCGCTGTTATCAATGCGGTTGCGTTGTCAATCGCTTCCTGAAGAATAAGCCTTTCAGAAGGAACCGCATTGATGCGTTCCATCACATCTTTATTGGTGCCGATGCTTGATGATGTGAAGGTCGTGTCTTGTCCCTCACTACCCAAGGTGACGGAATCACTTTCAGGCTTCATCAATTTCAACTTCAATTCCGTAACAGGGAAATAACGGTCAAGGGCGTGTGGTGATGATTTCACCCTGATTCTATCAAGCAGTTTAATTCTTTCAATTTCAACATCTACCTTGTGAAGGTCAACCGCTGAAAGTTTCAGAATCATATTTTCATACTGCACATTGGTCAGATAGTCCCTGCCTTTTCTCAACAGGTTTCTTGGAACATTAACATCATCAAAAATGACTGTTCTGTAAATCCAACCATAGTTGTCAATAGCTTCTTGATTGTAAATAAAATCTGAACCACCGTTGACCGATTTAATAGTTAGGCGTTCATCAAGTGCCTGAATGGTGGAAGTTTCCAATTTGCCACCAAGTGGAATGACCGCTGTTGCAATATCTGTTGCATCGGTGTTAGTTGAAAAATCAAGCAGATTTTTTCCAAATTCAATGACCTGTTCATTCGTGTTTGGAAAGTCTGCAAGATAGTCAATATATTTGACACCTTCCACTTTTCTGATTATGATGTGACCGCCCAGTTTCTTCAGCAACTTTTCTTTGATACATTCCAAAGTGTTTTCATAATTGGTGTATCTGTAAAGGGAATCATTGCTGTCCGTAACAGTTACCTGACCAACCTGAAAATGTTTATTTTCTTCGACCTGTGCATTATGCACTTCAATCAGGGTTGTCAAAAATCCTCTGACTGTCAAGTTGTGGTATTCTGCCGGGCGTTGAACTGAATCAGTTAAAAAATCAAGTTCACCTTTGGCAATAAACTTTTTATTTTTATAAAAATCTGAACCTTCTTCTGTGATTCTTCCGCAAAAGATTTCAGCACCATCAAGCAAAACCATTATTTCAGATTTCAGTTTTTTAATGCTGTCATAATGCGGATGTTTTGGGGAAATCTTGAAATTGAACTGCCCTGAATCATTATCTTTCAGTGCAATTTCAGGGTCAATCAACACAAACTCTTCATCTTGTTGAAGGTCAAGTAAGGGCAATCCATCACAATATACCTGATACATTACAATGAACCACCCTTCCAAGTTATTTCAATATCGTCATCGGCTGATGCACCGATATGAACGATGTTTTCACCCTCCAACAATTTGGTGGTATTCAAAACAGTTGTTCCCGGTGGAACATTGACAGTGACACCATTCAAAGTGAAAACAAGGGCAACATTACAAGTAACTGTCGGTGTTGCAGGCTTCCTTGTATTTATCAAGGTAATATCTTGACCACCTACAGCCCCACCGATAACATGAAAGATGTTTTTTCTGATAATGCCATCAATGAAACAGAAATCATCCCATTCCCACGGCTGATAAATTGCATTGCGCTCCATCTTCCAAGGTGAAGCATCAACATCAATGACAATGGTTGCAGTTCGTTTCTTTGATTTCAGGCTGTTGACCGTGCATCTACCTTCATAGTAATAATGCTTGTCCCAGTCCATCATTACTTTCAGCCGCCGTCCGTGCAGATAATTTGTAACCTGTGACAAACGTGCCGCCCATCCGTTGAAGTGGTCAATAACCGTAAATGTGAATTGAAGTTTGCGGTTGCTATACTTAACTTCATCGGTCAAAACGTCCGTCAAGTCAAGTTCACCATCAGCACCCGGCACTTCAACAGTTTTTGTCTTTGCTTTCGGAAGGGAAACAGACTTGGATGAAAGAATCAATCCAAAGTCTGTATATGAATTTTTAGTTCCAAATGTCACTGTGTCCATATTTTATCCCCTTTCCTTTCGTTTTCTGATTGCACCAAGTTCTTGGTCAATCTTGGGTGTCAGTTCAGCAACCAATGTTCCATCATCAAGAACGATTTGAACATCAAACGCATCAAGCAGTTCGGGGAAGAACTCTTGCAATTCTTCCAAAATTCTTGCAACGATGCTTTCAAGGCTTCTAATTCTGTCACCAATTTCTGTTTTGATTGCAGTCATAAATCCACCATTAGATGTCAAGGCTCTTGCATCTGTGCCATCCTCAACACTAAACTGATGAATCTGCTTTGCAATTCTGTTTATCCATCCTGTGTTGTTTTCCAACGGAACAACCGCTTCTGCACCACGTTCACCAAATATTGCAGGTGTCGGTCTGTCAACAACACCACCTTCTGCCAACTCAGGAATGTGGTCTAAATCAAATCCCCAGTGCTGTCCACCAACAATTGGCACCCAATCAGGTACATCAATTGAAAGCGTGTTGAGTCCGTCTATTATCGCATTAAAACCGCCTATTATCCAGTTAATCGGAGTTTTGATTACCGCCCAGATTCCGTTCCATAAATTTTGAAACCACGTTTGGATTCCATTCCAAGCGGTCTTTATTCCGCTAACAGCATTTTGAAAAATACTGCTAAACCAAGAACCAATTCCGCTGAAAATGCCAACAATACCGTCCCAAATGCCTTGGAAAAAGCCTGTTACACCATTCCAAATGCCTTTGATACCGTTCCAAGCACCTTCAAAAACGCCCTTGAACCAGTTACCAACAGCAGAAAACACACCGCAAATTCCATCCCAAATACCTTGAAAGAATCCGACAACATTATTCCAGATGCCTCTGATACCTTCCCAAGCCTTTGAAAACATATTGGTGAACCATTCACCAACTTTTGCAAAGATTTCTTGAATCTTTGTCCATGCCTTTGAAAAGATTTCTGTAAACGCTTCCCAAATTTTCGGACCCGCTTCAACCAGTGCTTGCGCTATGGAAACAACTATTTTTGGAATAGCCTGAATCAACCCCATGATGATTTCAGGAAGATGGGTGACCAGTCCAATCACCAACTGAATTGCACCTTCAACCAACTGTGGTAAACAATTAAGTAAACCAGTTATTATTTTTTCAATAATGGTGGGTAATGCTTCAATCAACCCCATGATGATTTGTGGTATTGCTTCAACGATAGCCAAAATAAATGAAATAAGACCATCAATCAGGGTTGGCAAATTATCCATCAAAGCTGTAACAATAGCAACAATGATGTCCGGTAAGGCTTCAATGATAGGTTGCAGGATTTCACCGATGTGTTCCAGCAAATAAACGACCATATCAATCAAGGCTGTGATGATCTGTGGAATTAGTGTTGGTAAAGCTGATACAATAGAATCAATAAGTTGAGGTAAGGCATCAACTATTGCCTTGAAAATGGATTGAAATGCCTTGATGATGTCCGGCATCAAATCCATTATCAGTTTCACCAGTTGTGGAAGGACTGAAACAAAGGCTTGCAAAAGGGCTTGTGCGCCTTTGACCACTTCAGGAAGAAGTGTATTGAGAACACCGGGCAAGGCTTTAATGATTTTGGGTGCAAGTTTTTGAATCAGCCCGGTGATACCGTTCAAAATAACACTGATTCTTGGAATAATGTTTTCACCAACAGTCACAATGCTGTTGAAGAAATTATTGACTAATTCATCAAGATTTGCATTATCATCCGCAAGACCTGTTATCAGGTTTTGCCACGCCGATTTTGCTGACTGAATGGAACCCTGAATGG